GTGTATTTTATGAAATTCTAATATGTTTTCGAGTTGCGCCATGTTATTAACATTATCAGCATTAAGCGCATCGATATACTCCAAATCGGATTCGAACATATATTTAGTCGGATATTATTTTTTAATATTTAAGTAACTTATAGAATATATTTCATAACATGGTATATGAAAGTGATATTAAGTTTTACAACAATACCACCAAGATTTAAATATATACAAAACTATATAGAAAATCTTAAAAAGATAGATAAATATCACGAGATATGGGTTAATATACCCAAAAAGTATAACAGGTTTCCCGAATGGGATGGTAATTTTCCTTATACAGATTTTGGTGAAAATATAATAATAAATAGAAATTGTGAAGATATAGGACCAGGCACTTCAGCTTTTGCACCTATTATAAAAAATACCGATGCTGATATACTCGTAGTTGTAAATGACGATACAATTTACCCAACGCACTTAATTAACAGTCTTCTCGAAAATTTTTTTAGAGAAGGTTCTAAAAGTGTATGGGGATTATCTGGTTTTAACTTCGAAACATATTTTAAAGGTCATTACCCGAGGAATCATGTAGATCCACCTGTGGATATACTCGAAGCATATGGTTCTTGTTTATATAAAACAGAATGGTTAAGAAAAATACTCGAAGAGTTTAAAGAAATTTCACACGTAACCTGGAACGATGATATGCTCATATCAAATTTACTCGAAAAACACGATATAAAAAGACGCACAGTTTTTACGCGTGAATTCAATTTAGGGCAGTTAAAACAACTCGAATATGGTTTCGATGAGAATGCACTTCATCACGTAGCCGCAAAAGAAACGGGTACAGATGTACCAAATCATACTTTAAACAATATGCTCATACTTAGAAACCTTGAATCTATAAATAAAAAATATTTTTCATATACTTTACCGAATTAGTAAATATTAAAGAAAACATAATATATATTTTTAATAATGTATTGGAAATTGATGGATTCTGCCATAACAGAATCAGATAAACTAAAATTAGTAGAATTTATATCATCAAGTGATATGTACACATGTGGTAAGAAAGTTGAAGAATTTGAAAATAAATGGAGCGAATGGCTAGGGTGTAAACACTCGCTATTTGTAACATCCGGAAGTGTGGCAAATTTACTTCTCTTAGCAGCTGTGAAAGAACAGTATAAAATACCAAACGGTTCAAAAGTTCTCGTACCGGCATGTACGTGGGTAACGAATGTATCACCAGTTTTTCAGCTAGGCCTCGAACCAGTTTTTTGTGATATAAATCTGGATAATTATAGTTTTGATTTAAAAAATTTACCTAAAGACGATGATATAAAAATTGTATTTATAACCCATCTTCTCGGTATTAATGCACCAGTAGAAGCATTAAAAGAAAAATATCCAAATTCTATATTTATAGAAGATATATGCGAATCCCATGGTGTGACAGATAAATTTGGTAAAAGAAGAGGGTGTGATACAGGTTCAACTTTTAGTTTTTATTATGGGCACCATATGACAACTATTGAAGGTGGTATGATATCAACGGATAATTCTGAATTATTTCAACTCATGAAACTTAAACGAAGTCATGGGATGGCAAGACATCTTTTACCAGAAAATTACGATAGAGTAATTTCGAAATATCCAGATATAGATCCTAAATTTCTTTTCCTTACCGATGGGTATAATTTTAGAAATACCGAACTCAACGCAGTTATTGGTTTAGAACAGTTAAAAAGACTCGATAAAAATATAGAAATTCGGAGAAGAAATTATGAACATTACATGAAAAAAGTATCCGAATATAAAGATTATTTCTATGTATGCGAATTTGATGAATTTAATAGTTCGTTTTGTTTCCCTTTTATATGTAAAAATAAAGAAAATAAAATTAAACTCAATAAAATATTTGATGAATATGATATAGAATGTAGACCAATCGTGGCAGGAAATTTATTAAAACACCCCTTTCTATCTAAATGGAAAGATTCCGTAAATACACCAAATGCCAATTTGCTAAACGATAATGGAATATATATTGGAAATAGTCAATTCGTAACAATAGAAATGATAGATAAAGCTTTCGAATATATAAAACGTATATGTCAGTAACAATTTTACACCATCTCGGTCTAGGTGATCAAATCATGCTTAATGGCATGGTTAGACACTTTGCAGGAAAAGAACACGTTTATATATATTGTAAAAAATGCCACGAAGAATCCGTTAAGTTTATGTATAGAGACATATGTGATAAAGTTACACTGATATTAGTCGATTCCACTGATATTCGTGAAATACATTCTAAATTACCAAAAGGAAGTAGGGTACTCCCATTAGCAACATACGGTATGGATGACGTATCGTGGAGCAAATATACTAAAGCCACTAACTGGGCACACGGTGTATATCTACAAGCAAAAGTTAATCCATTATATATGTACACTAAATTTAAGGTTGTCCAAGACAACTCTATACAAATTACACCGCCATTAAAAGATTATATTTTTGTTCATGATGATCACGAAAGAAACAGGGTTATAAACGTGAATACGGATATGTTTGTATATAAACCACATTCAAAACTAATCGATAAAAATAACGAGTTTTTTCAGTGCGAAAATTCAAATATATTTAGTTATATTTGGATTATCGAGAACGCTAAAGAAGTACATTGTATGAATAGCTCATATAACTGGCTGATAGAACTAATGAAACTCGGTAATAGTAAAACTAACTTTTTTCATTTAAACGTGGCGCATCTATATTATACACCGGATATAGTAAAGTCTGTATTCAGTGATCATGTGTGGACATTTGTAGACTAATAACTTTTCTCTTCGATAATTTCGGATCCAGTTTCTATGTTTATAAGTTTTTTAATATGTGCGCGCTCATCGTTAAAAATGTGAATATTTCTTGCACATTCAATAAATTCACGGGGTGGGTTTTCCATACTCATTTTACGTATAAGTTCTTCACAATCCCATATCCTTTCATTAACATCTTTCATAGAACTTTTATGTTTAGTTTCAAATTCGAGCTTCGAAAGTATATCAAGTTCAATTTTAATATTTTTTAATTTATTTTCATCCTTTATTCTATCCATTTTAATTTCAAGAATAGTAATTTTATCTATTAATTCGCCTTTAGAAATATCGACCTTCATTTAAAGATTAAAAAGTTTATTCTTTAAATGGTAGTCTCTATAATAACAGGATCAAATGGTCAAGATGGTATATATCTCAATAAGCTCTTACAATCAAAAGGATACGATGTAAAATTATATGATGGTGATATACTCGATATAAATTCTTTTCACAAAACATTGGAGTGTTATAAAAATTACGTTGGTATCATAGAGATATACAACTTGGCTGCAAAAGTAGATGTAGGTATAAACCTAAACAACACTTTAGATGTATATAAAGTAAACTCTGAAGGTATACTCGTAATATTAGAAACCGTTAAAAAATTAAATATGATTGAAAAATGTCGTATTTTTCAAGCATCATCCGCAGAAATTTTTGATAAAGATAATAGTGATATTCACAAATCTGAAAAATCGTTACGCAATCCAAAAACAATATATGGTATTTCTAAATATTCAGCGGATTTAATAGTTAAATTATACAGAGAAGTATATGGATTACATGTATCCTCGGGTATATTATTCAATCACGAATCACCACTCAGAAATGAAAAATTCGTTACATCAAAAATAATAAAAGGATTAAAAAATATTTTTAACGGTACTCAAGAATACTTAGAACTAGGTAACATAGACGCAAAACGCGATTTTGGTCACGCAGAAGATTTCGTAAAAGCTATGTGGTTAATACTACAACAAGAAAAACCTGATGATTATATTATTGCCACTGGTGAAACACATTCAATTAGAGAATTTATAGAATTATCATTGAAATGGATGAATAAAAAAATAAAATGGGAAGGCAAAAATGAAAATGAAATTGGTATAGTAGAGAATAAACCAATTATTAAAATTTCAAAAAAATTTTATAGACCATACGATAAATATATAACTGCTAACACAAATAAAATCAAAGAATTTCTAAATTGGGAACCAGAATATAAGTTCGATAATATAATAGAAGATATGAATAAATAAACAATATTAACGATTTAAAGAAATTATTTAATTATAATATATAATGCATAAAAAAATTTGGTATGCCCCTAATAAATTCGAGTCGTATGGTGAAGATGAAATAAAAGCCGTAGAAGAATGTCTCCGCGATGGTTGGTTAGCGGGTTTTGGTAAACGTACCGAAGAATTCGAAAAAAGAACGTCGTGTCTTTTCGGTAAAAAAATGGGTCTTTTTGTAAACTCTGGGAGTAGCGCTATATTACTTGCACTCGCTTCACTTGATCTCCCAAAAGGTTCAGAAGTCGTTACACCTGCATGTGGATTTGCTACCACAGTTGCCCCAATTTTACAGCTTGGTTTGGTACCTAAATTTTGTGATGTTGATTTAACTACATATGTCCCTTCACCCCGACATATAGTTTCCGTTTTAACAAACAGAACAAAGTGTATTCTCGTTCCAAATCTTATAGGTAACGTACCTGATTGGGAAGGTATTAGATCAGTTTGCCCAGGAATACCTCTCATTGAAGATTCGGCCGATACAATAACGCGGAATGAGTGTACACATATAAGCACCACGAGTTTCTATGCGAGTCATGTTATAACAGCTGGTGGTATTGGTGGTATGGTCATGTTCAATAATGAAGAACAATACAAACGTGCACTCATGTTCAGAGATTGGGGGAGAATTGGTGATAATATAGAAGATCCATCAGAACGATTTAATCATTCTGTGGATGGTATCCCATACGATTGGAAATTTTTATACGGTGTTGCCGGATATCACTTGAAAGCTTGTGAAATGAACGCCGCTTTTGGTCTCGTACAACTCGATAAACTCGAAGGTTTCTTGAAAATTCGCCGTGAAATGATAGAGAGATACAAAGAAAATCTAAAAGATTGTTCATATTATACTTTACCAGACGATTCCAAGGAATCAAACTGGCTCGCCATGCCTCTTCAATGTGAAGATAGACTTGGTGTCATAAAATATCTTGAAGAAAACGATATACAAACACGTGTCACTTTTTCCGGTAACATTACAAGACATCCAGCGTTCAGGGAATTTAAACAGGATTTTGAAAATGCGGATATTATCATGCGAAATGGATTTTTATTGGGTGCGCATCATGGAATGAACCTAGAAGATGTAGATCGTGTGTGTAATTTACTTAAAAATTTTGCTAAAGGTAAGTAATAATGACTACAGCGCTGGTAACAGGTGGTTGTGGATTTATAGCCTCTAATTTTTTAAATTTAATGAAAGAAAAATACCAAGAAATTAAATTTGTAAACTTAGATAAACTCGATTACTGTTCAAATATACATAACGTAAAACCAGGTGTTTCTACATTTGTAAAGGGTGATATATGTGACGAAGACCTTGTAGGATACTTAATCAAGCAATATGATTTCGACGTTGTTTTTCACTTCGCGGCTATGAGTCATGTAGACAACTCGTTTAACGATCCTAAAAAGTTTACTTTAAACAATGTGTATGGTACACACGTTTTATTAGATAAGTTCAGGGAACTCAAGCCTGACGTTGAATTTATCCATTTTAGTACAGATGAAGTCTATGGCGAATCTACCACCGATGTACCTTTTAGTGAAGATACAGGTGTTTTAAAACCAACAAATCCATACTCGGCTTCTAAAGCCGCGGCTGAAATGATAGTTCAATCCTATATAAATTCATACAAAATGAATATAAAAACAATAAGATGTAATAACGTATATGGACCAAACCAGTACCCCGAAAAAATAATACCAAAATTCAAAAAACTTTTACGCGAAGGGAATAAGTGTACCATACATGGAACTAAAAGTGCTGAAATACAACGGGCCTTCATGCATGTAGATGATGTTGTGAGTGCAGTTGATATTATATGGAAAAAAGGTAAATCGGGTGAAACTTATAATATAGGATCACAAGATGAAATATCCGTGATGAAACTTACAAAACTTATGATAAAAATAATAACTGATACAGAAAACTATGATAATTATATATCTTTTGTAACAGATAGACCGTTTAACGATAGTCGATACTACATATCATCTAGAAAAATAAAAGATTTAGGGTGGTCCCAGAATAAAAATTACAGTGATTTAATACAGTTTATAAAAAATTAAAATTCATTATTGTATATATAATCAATGCGTTTTATATCAACGTGTTTATTATATCTATTGAAAAATGCATTTTCGGTGTCCCTTTTCTTTTTCACGAAAATTTCAAATTCTTTTTTCAAATCATAATAATTGTATAAGGTGCTAATATAATAATTTTGTACATATTCTTGCCATGATATAGGTTTTGTATCAGATACATGACCCTCATCGTCATTTCTTGTTATTATAGAAGTTTGAGTAGCGACTGGAATGAAAGGTATAGATCCCGATCTTAAACATCCATGGTGAATCAAATCTATAGTGTTGTCCATTCGAATGTTTTTTAACATAAGTTGTGCAAATTTTTTTGTCACATATTGAGCTTCTGTACCGCCATTATTACCGACTCTTACCATGTCTTTGAAATTATTTATGTTACATTGATGTAAACACCCCATTTTTATATAATCTTCATTTGGAAAATAATTGTTTTTATTCTTCATAAAAATGTTTTCCCAGTCTTTAATTAAAACAACATCATCTTCGAATATAAAAGCTTCCTCTATATCGTTATCTACCATATGTTTTAAAGCCTCAAAGTGTTTAATGTTACACGAAACCATAGTTAATTCTTGATTACTTTTTGTTATATATTTCATCCACGGTACAAAAATATCTTCGCGATCATATTCTTTTAATATATGTGCGTTAGGAAATCGTTCTTCCAATTCATTTCCTAATTCCTTATTTTTTGAGTAATGAACTATATATGTGTACATTTATTTTAAATTAATTGTAAACCTTTAAATAGTTAAAGGCTATATAATATTTAAATTAAATGAGATCTTTTACAGATGAAAGAGGTGAAATACTATTTAATGTAGATACTTTACCCTTTGAAATAAAACAATGTTTTACGAGTAAAAATAATAAAAATGTTTTAAGAGGTCTTCACTGCAGTCCATATCCAAAATATATAACAATTAATTCGGGTAAAATATTTGATGTTATAGTGAAACCCGATGGTACACATGATACCTATATATTAAATAAATGTGATTCATTACTCATACCTGCTAATTGTGCACACGGATATTTTTGTTATGAGGAAAGTGAAATTATATATTTTTTAGGTGGTAAATTTCAACAATCACTCGAAAAAAATTATCATTGGAATGACCCATATTTAAACATAAAATGGCCCAAGGAAATAAATAGTGTAATCGTATCAAAAAAAGACGCATCAAATCCATTTTTTAATGAAATAAATACAATTGTATTAGGTTCCGATGGTTATCTGGGTTCAAATTTATTAAAATATATACCAAACAGTATAGGTTTAAATACAAGGTTAGAAGATACAGGAGTTTTAAGGGAAAAATTTAAATTTATAAATCCCAAATATGTTATATCTGCAGCGGGTATTTCCGGTAAACCAACTATAGACTGGTGCGAAAGTCATAAAGACGAAACTATAAATGTAAATGTTATATGTCAATTACAACTCATACAAATATGCAAAGAATTAGGTATACATCTAACTATACTAGGTTCGGGTGCCGTATTCAGTGGCGATAAATTATTTTCTGAAACTGATAAACCAAATTATACGGGTACGTTTTATTCTAAATCTAGAGTCGTATTAGAAGATATAATACAAGACGTGTACATCAACGATGTATTATACTTAAGAATACTTTATCCCATAACCGGAGATGGAAACTCTAAATGTTTCTTAGAAAAGTTAAAAACACGTACAGAAAACATACATAATACTAGAATAACCGCAACTATTGTACCATCACTTTTTCCAAAATTACAATATTTTATGGATCGTAAATTAACTGGAATATTAAATTTTGTAAATGATGGTACTATATCCTTATCAGAAATATTAAAATGTTTCAATATAGACCATAAAATCAGTCCAGAAAAATCAGATAGAAGTTTATGTTGTTTAGATATTTCTAAAATGAAAATGTATATTGATGTAGATAATATTACCGATTTAAAAAAAATATTGAATTAATAAAGATAATCCATATATTCAAGTCATATAGAGAAGAAGAATGTCTCAGTGACGACCGATTATGATAAATGGATTGTATATGTGGATGATGGTAAACCATTTAATGATAATATATATTATATCATCGGAAAAGATTAAAAAATTAGTATGGTCTCAAAATAAAACAAAATAAGATATTTATAATTTTGCTCATACTATTTAAAGAACTAAATTTATGTGATTCATATGACTGAATTGGTATACAAACAAATCGGAGGTTTAGGTAACTTTTTCATTCATTTAACATCAATGGATGAAAAATGTACAAAATTACACGAAAGTGTTTACGAACACGAAGTTTCTAATTGTATAACTATAAATGGATTTACACGTGTTTCATATGAAGGGATTCAACCGGAGGCGCCAATTTACATAAATCCTTATACTTATAATAATATACACAGTAAAATACGTAATATAATCAAACCAACTACTTTTATGGAAGAACTTATTTCTAAATACGAACATATATTGGACGATGTTTCGTGTGGTATATCAATTAGAAGAGGAACATATGCAGTAGATTCAATGCAGCATTCTGATGGTACAGAACAGGATATATCATATTATTTCTGTTCAGATGAAGGTCTCAAAAATTTTGAAAAAATTATAGAGAAATCACCCGGTAAGGTTTTTGTATCATCTGATTCTACTATCACTATAAATACGCTTGTAAGTAAATTTGGCGAAAAGATAAAAACACTTAATATTAAAACATTTACAATTGCAATGAAACAGGATCAAAAACCTTCTATGGAAGATTATCAAAATTCATTTTTGAAATTTTTTATATTAAGTAAATGCCCGAAATTATATCTGACAGGTGGTAGAGGTGACATGGTCGGGTTTTCTACATATGCATATATGGCTTCTATATACGGAAGTAAACCTATAGAAATAGTATTTAATAAATGTATTTAAAACATTTATTACTTTTATAAGAAAAATGAAAGTACTCGTGTTAGGTTCCGAAGGTATAATAGGAAACGCTTTAATTAAACATTTAGAAAGTATTAACCATGAAGTTATTCGTTGGGATATTAAACTTTCACATGAACACGATATCAGTAATCCTATGAATATGAGAAAATTAAAATGTGTCATTGAAAATTCGGATTTTGTATTTTTTCTTGCTTATGATGTGGGTGGTGCAAAATATATATCAAATGCAGGAATTGATTTCATAAATAGGAATGTTATGATCATGTTAAATACATTTAATTTATTAGAAAACAAAAAGTTTGTATTCGCTTCGAGTACAATGTACAACATGCACAATGTTTATGGAACCCTAAAATATTTAGGAGAACATTACACTACACAATTAGGGGGTCTTTCAACACGATTTTGGAATGTATATGGCCACGAAGAAAGTAATGAAAAGTCTCACGTTATAGCCGATATGATCTATAAATGGAAAAAAAATGGATATATAGATTTAATGACATCTGGTGAAGAAGAAAGACAGTTTTTACACACAGATGATTGTTCAAAAGCACTCGTACAAATCATGAATAATTACGACGAAATTATAAAAGAAGAAACATCCGTGGACATTACAAATTTTGAATGGATCAAAATTAAAGATGTTGCAAAATTTATATGCAAAGATATCCGTGTTTCGAATGTAAAAATCACTACACACGACCGAAAAAATGAACCGAGAAAATTTATTTTAAAGTATTGGAAACCCAAAATTAGACTACAAGATGCTATTTCTTCATTTTTATATTAAAGAAACCAATATATACTTAACATAATGAAACTGTCTTACGCTATTTGTGTATGTAATGAATCCCGTGATTTGTTTTCACTCGTATCATTCTTATTAAAAGTTAAGGACGAAGAAGACGAAATTAACATTTTAATAGATACTGCACATGTTACTGATAACGTTAAAAATGTTATAAAGTATTTTGGCGATAATATAGTTACATGTGAGAGAGATTTTAGTGGTAATTTTGCAGAACATAGGAACTTTCATTTAACTAAGTGTTCAGGTGATTATATATTTATCATAGATCCAGATGAAATGCCGAAAGAAAATCTTATCGTAAACCTTAAAAAAATGATAAACGATTCTGGTGCAGAACTGATAATGGTGCCAAGAATAAATATTCATCCAGGTTTTACACAAGAATGGCTTGAAAAATGTAATTTTAGAAAAAATGAACTTGATTGGATAAACTGGCCGGATTATCAGGGACGCATTTTAAAAAATAATGAAAATATAAAATGGTCTAATGGACTACACGAAGTTATAACTGGTACAAATAAAATAGTACAATTACAGACTAATCCTCAAATTGCAATTTGGCATATTAAATCTATTGAAAAGCAAGATAATAGATGGAATACAAAAGGTGAATATAAACTTCCCGAAAAGTCTACAAATTTATACGATTCATTGATGTAACTTTTTTTCTCAGTACACTATAAATGTCAGAAACAACACTTGTTAGAGATCCTTTACTCGTCGAGGTCGTTAATAAATTGAAAACAGGTAAAATTGAAACCGAAATTGGATACCCTCAGGTGGGATTAACCATTTTACTCGGTATATTCTTTGTTGCCATTAGCGCTCTCGGTATTGATAAATACAACAAATGTGAAGGTATCAAGGATTCCGAAAAGTACCAAAACCTTAAAATGTTCATGAGTCATACCATGACCATTGCCATAATGATTCCAATAGTTCTTTTACTCATGAAATTCGTAAACAATGAA